TTTGTAAAATCATTAAAGCAAAAAAAAAAGCACCCAATAAAGGATGCTTAATTTTTAACTAAATAATAAGATTATGCAGTTGGATCAATTTGTGTTGCATCAGCACTTACTGCTGCATCTAAGAAATAAGGTGCAGTTTCTTCTAATCCCTCAAAGGTTAAAGTAAAACCTGAAAGGTCTCCTGCTGCTGCTCCTGTAACTACAGTCCCTCCTGTGCATTCCATTCCATTTTCAAATCCACATAGGAAGTTGTTACCATAGTAATCTACTACGACGATATAAGGTCTAGAAACTGCTAAAGTTTGCAATTCTGCCTGAGTCTTAGCATCTAAATATGTTAAAGTCAAGTTTAAAGTCTGAGTATAAAAAGTAGTTCCATTTTCTCTACTGCTTGTTACAGTAGTTTCTAAAGATGAATTTCCTTTTACATCATATTCAAACCAACTTGGTGCAGGGCTACCATCTGTGATAGTTGCTTCCTTAGTTGTGCTATCTACTGCTATCGAAGCTATTGTTCCATAGTCTGCAAATAATACTTTCTTTATGCCTCCAAAGGCACTTTTACAAGGTATTTTTCTCCCTGTTGTTAATGTACAAGCCATTGTTTTTTATGATTTTAAAAAAAAAGGGTAAGTAGATAAATTCTACCTACCCTATTTTATTGGTTAATTAATTAATTATGCGTAAGATACGATATCAGAAGCGATTCCGAATTGTACCCCTGAAGTAAAACGCATTACCATTCTAACATTGTTAGAAGCGTCTAAATCTGCCATATCTAAAACCTTAACTTCTTGAGTTGAGTTTAGTAATCCTGTACCAAAGTATAGGTTGCTTTTCTGTGCAGCATACATTTTGTCATCAGATAATCCTGGACAAACAAATATCTTAACTCCGTTTACAGTTAAAGACCCATTGTTCCACCATTGAGTACCCATATTCTGTACACCATTTGCTCCTAAACCATTTGCTCCAAATCCTCCTAATGCTTGAACATAAAGTTTTGCAGCCTTAGATGAAATGTATAAGAATAAATCTTCTTTTCCATATAATGCAGCAGGAATAGCTTCAACAACGTCAGATAATTTCTCTACGATGTTAGCAGCAGTTAATGCAACAGATGTTAAAGCCTGACCTGCAGGTACATCTCCTGCAGTTACAGCAGCAGCAATTAATTTTTCAAATCCATCAAATGAATTTTTAGATCCTGCAGTAGTATCTCCTTGCCAAATGTTAAACTCAGTATTTTGTGCAACCTCAGCAGCAACGTGAGCAATCATAAAATCTGCAAATTTTGGAGGTAAAGATTGACCTAAACCATACCCCATTTGCTGAGATTCCCAATCGTTTACGAAGTCATACTTACATAATTGTAAATTTACTTGTAATTCAGTTGGTTGTAAAATTCTTTCAGTTAATGTTACAGTTGATGTTGGGTTAAAATCACATCCTGCAGCAGTTACGATTGCATCTGTTGCTAATTTCTTGATTACTTCTTTAAAAGCAATGTTTGATTTTACTGTGATTCCTCCATCGTCAATAGTTGATGCACTCAATAAAGCTGCAGCAATGTACTCTCCTGCAAATTGTCCTGCATAAGTAGTAGTGATGTTTGTTGTAGTAGCTAATTCTACGTTTTTTAAATTACTCATTGTATTTTATTTATTTAATTTATTTAATACTCTATCTAATGTTGATGTAAATTTACCTTTAGCAAATTCTACTTTTTTAATTTGTTTACTTTCAGATTCAGGATTGTGTTTAATTGGCTTTGAAGCAGGCTCTGATAATTCAGTTTTAACTTCTTCAGGAATTTCTTCTGAAAATTCTTCTTTTACTGTTCTAGACTTTAAAGGTGCTTGTACTTCATTTGACATTTCTTCTTCTTGCATTTTGCCTTCTTTGTCAGCCTTTAAATCTGCAATCGCATCTTCTAGGTTTTGGATTCTTTTTTCCATTCCCTCCCAATCTGCAACATCTGCCATTTCCTCTTCTTTTTTTTCTTCTTCTTCAGCTAAATCTTCAGTAATTTCTTCTTCTTCTGATGCTTCTTCTTTTGCAGGTACTTCGTCAGATACTTCTCTAACATCTGCAATTTGCCCCTCTTCTTCAACTACAACTAATCTACCATCTTCTAGTAAATATTCCCCAACAGGCATTGCTACCTTTTCATCATCTGTTACTATAAAGATTTCTTTTCCTTTCTCAAATGATTCTGCACTTACTATTGTGCCATTCTCTAACTTGGTTTCTTCAAGTTTAACTTCAATATTTAGAAGTGTTTTAATTTGATTTAACATTTCGGTTGATTTCATATTATTTATATAACGATTATTAATTTAAATTTTGCATTTTCAGTTTGAGCCTGTAATATTTCCTATGCCTTGTGCACCAATAGACCCATCACAACAATCTCTAGAATATGTATTGGTATCCCAACATAAACAAGCACGTGAACTTCCCTTAGGGCTTGTCCTACTGCCTATGTAAATGCCTTTGTTTTTTGGTCTATTTCTGTTCATTAGTTAAGATTTCAATTATTTTTAATAAGGTCTGTTTATCACTTTCACTTGACATATCTTCTTTAACCTTTTCTTTAGGTGCTTCCATTTTGTCTGCAAAATAACCCTCAATAGAAAAACCCTTAACTTTATTTGTTCTAACATATTCATTCCAAACTTCTTCATTATTAACTTTTACTGCTCCCATCCAAGTTCCAACAGGCACATTCAATCCGTATTTTCTAGACTTGTCTTGTACCTCATCTTCAACTATCCAACTTTCTACCAATGTTAAACCTTTTAGATCTTTAGAGTGTTCTAAGGTTGAGTTGTTTTGATAGCCATTTCTTAAATACATTTGTGATGCTTTTGAAATAGTATCTTTAGAGAAAAATATGTAATAATCACCCTCTTCTCCTTTTCTGTATATTGGTTTATTAGGTATTAATAAAGCACCTAGTAATATTCTTTTTTCTTTGTCAATCTCTGCTAACTTAACTTCCTCACCTTTTAAAGCTACAAAGTCAGATTCTATTGCAGGACTTTCTACGATTGAAATTGCTTCTATTCCACTTTCTTCTTGTTCCTCGTCTAATATTAATTCAACTATTCTCATAATGTTATAACGTATTAAATTTTAAATTTTGCTTTTTTAACCTATTGAAGCATCATCAATAATATTTCTATCTAATTCTTGTGCAGTTGTTACCTCACTAGAAACTACAAATGCCTGAATAGGTTGTTGCGTTTGACCACCTATTGCATCAGCTAATTGGTTTGTTCCACTTGCACCTACTATATTAAATGCAGGTGGTATTGATGGAGTTGGTGGTATTCCTGATGGTTTTGATGGTGATGCTGAAGCACCTCTACCTGATGGGTCTTGCTTTTTAATTGTTGCAATGTTTTTAACTGCTACTGCTGCTGCTAATCCTGCTGAAACAACAGGGTATGCAGGGAAAAAAGTTGTTATTGGTGATTTTTGTGCAGTACTATAAGCATTTTGAACACCCTCTACCCCACTAATTGTAGCACTAGCAATAGCAAATGCTTTTCCTACTTTAGAATCTTCTCCTGCTAATTGTGCAATTTGATTAAAAGTGTTTTTAGCATCTGACAAGGTTTGTTTTGTTCTTATTTCTTTTAACCTTTTTTGCTTTTCCTCGTTTTTATCTTTTGCATCTGTAATTTTACCATCATAAAAAGCTATGATATTTGCCTTTTCTTCTTCTGTTGCTTTTAACCTTTCAAGTTCTGCTATCTTTCTTTCTTTCTCTAATTCAATTTTTTGTATTTCAGTTTCTGCTTTTTCGTTTTCTTTTTGAATTTCTAAATCTTTATTTATTTTATCAATTTCAGCTTGCCTATCTGCTTCTACTTTTTCAGCTTCTTGTATCTCTAAGGCTTTCGCATCTCTAATCGCTTTTAATTCTGCTTCTTCTTCCCTTTTTGCTGCTACTATTTGACTTGTTACTAGCTTTTGTTTTGTTAATCTAGCTGCTTCTAAATTAATTAAATTAGCTTTTAATTGTGCTTCTTCTTCTAAGTCTTCCTTTGTAGATTTTGATAAAGCATTTTCTGATGTCTTAGCCTCAAGCCTTAATCTAGCTGCTTCAATTTCTTTATTTGTTATTTCTTCCTCTAATGCTCCTGCTTCCTTTAAAAATTCAATTCTTTCTTTAGCAGTAAACTTTTCTTTATTAGCAGCCTTTTCTAATAACTCTGCTCGTTTTCTGTTTGCTTCTGCTCTATCTACAATATTTTTTCTTTCTATCTTATCTGCCTTTGCCCTTTGGTCTGCTATTTGACCTGCAATTATAGCTTCTTCTTTTAATTCTTTTACAAATCCTTTAGTTGATTCTGTTACTTTATCTATTGTGTTTTTAACCCCTGTTAAACTATCTACGTAACTACTTCCTGCTGACTTTGCATCTTCTAAAGCACCTTTAAAATCTCCACTAAATACTTTTTTTATTGCCTTTCCTAAAAAACCAAAAGTATCAATAAGACTTTCAATCCTATTAGTTATATTTTCTTTGATTGAATTTTTTAAATCAATTATAGCTTGTTTAGGATTCTCAAATGCTGAAATAATAGCCTCACCAAAGTCTGCCAATAAATCAACTAGGTTTCCTACAACTGAGCCAATTATACCCAATAATTTTGCATACTTATTTTGACCCTCTTCTGATGATTTAAACGCAGTTGTTACTGCCGTTATAGCAATCAATAATGCACCTATCCCTGTTCCTATTATAGCAACCTTTAAAAGATTCATTCCTTTAGTTGCACCACCTAAACCACCTTTAAGGTTTTTTAATCCTGATACTAAACCTCCTGTTTGCTTATCTACTAAACCTAAAGCACCACTATAATCTGCAGCATTTTCTGTTGCTTCCTTTAGTTCTTCATTTGCTTTTTTTCTATCTTTATTTAAGTCTTTTAAGGCAATCTTTTCATCTTTTAATGCTTCCTTTTTTTCCTTTAAAGCATCCTTTATTTTCTTCTGTGCAGCTAAGTCTGTTTTAGATGTTTTATCTAACTGCTTTTCATATTGGCGAATTTCTTTCTCTAGATCATCAATTAAACTTTCCTGTAGTTTTAATGATTGATTTAATTCATCAACGTTTTTCTGTGCATCTTCGGTGGATAGCTTTAAAGTATATTCTTTTTCTATTGCCATTTGATAGTATTTTTAATATGTTTTAATCCTGACTTTAAGTTTTTAGGCAAAGCATTTTTACCCTGTGCAATTTTTATATTTTCCGTTTCTCCTTTTGCTATCTGCAATAAGTCTATTATATTTTTAATCATTATGATAATGTATTAACTACAAGTGTGTTAGATGTAGGTGATTGATTTAATAAAACATCAAATGCAACTATTGTTATCGAGTATGATGTATTTGAATTTAACCCTGTAATATTATCTGAATAGGTTGTTTGCAATGGTTGTGCTAAAGACCCACCAACTTGTATTCCATTTGCATAAAGTAGATAATAAGACATTGTAATTCCACTAGGTGATGTTGATGGATTCCAAGTAATTGTAAATGATGAGTTTGTTATATTAGATGCTACTAATCCTGTAACCTGAGTAGGTTGTGCAGAAGATGTATCAGTTAAAGGTCGTTTAACGTCATTTAATAATTCAAAGTCTGTTTTCCCTGTTGTTAAATTAGTTGTTAGAGAATTTATCTTATAATTATTTTGACCTATTTGTATAAGGTTATTTAACTGCAAATTATAATAAATCTTCATAGGTAGGTGTGCAGTAACCTTTGTTAATCTTCTTCTAGAATTAAATACGTCGCTTATGTATTTTCTATAATCAGTATAAAATAAAGTGTCTGTAAAAGCTAAAGAATCTACTGATGGCTGATTTGCCTGATATTCATTTATCTCATTACCAAAATGTATATTTTCTTTACTTGTAGATGATGTTAAAGCCAAAGCATTTGATGGAATGTAGTAATCATTAATATCTAATTTTGACCCTGCATCAAAATCCCTTATCCTTATGCTTGTTCCGTTAGATTGTCTAATAGGGTAAAATAATAAAGGCGACCCGAAGTATGGCTCTTGGTTATCATCTACAAAATAACCCCATTGAACAGTCGTTGCAGTTCCACCTTGCACATTATAAAGCCTCTCATATTGCATATGCTCAAAAGGTACTTCTAGATTATAAGGTTTTGATGGTGCATCAAATATATCTCCATTTAAAGTATATTGTAAGCTACCCCATTGTGTATTATTTAACTGCTCAAATTGTTTTGCTAAAAATGTTCCTAGTCCTTTGTATTTAAATTCTACACTTTTAAAAGGTAGCGCAACATTAACTGCTGATTTTGTAGTATCTAAATACTTATCAATATTTACAGGCTCAGGAAAAAGGTTTAAAAAGTCAAGACAACTAAGTGATTCAATAGTTCCCCCGTCTGCAATTACCCTGTTTTCATATTGGTTTTCTGACCCTGCTTCATAATAACTATCTAAAGTTCTAACAATAATAGTTCCTGTATTATCTACATAAGCAGTTAAATTAAACATCTTAAAAAGACCTGTCAAGAATTCTATGATAGTCATCTTAGGCATTTGCTCCTGTATATTAAACTCCTTAAAAGCAGTTGTAGT